GACGCCCAAGTCGATTGGTGGGCGAGACGCCTCAGCGTTTCGTTTTTCAATCAGGTCTGCGGCTACACGCTGGCATCCTCGTCCAAGTACACGGGGCTCAACGCCGTAACCGCTCCATCGTCCGGCCGCATCATTCGAGTTGCGGCCGCATCGGACGATGCGACGGTCAACGGTTTTTCCAGCTCGACCGGTTATCTAAGCCTGACTCTGATCGATCAGGTGGTCGAGGTGGCAAAGACCGGCGGCTCGGGCAACCTGCCCAAAATCCGGCCTATCAGGATCGAGGGCGGCGAGCACTATGTGATGTACATCCATCCGATCCAGACGACGCAGCTTCGCAGCGGCTCGTCAGCGGGTCAATGGCTGGACATCCAGAAGGCGGCGATGACGGGCGGGGAGATCACGCAAAACCCGATCTTCACCGGCGCGCTCGGCATGTATAACAACGTGATTTTGCGAGAGTCAGAGCAAATCACAAACGGCGTTTCCAATGCCGGTGCCGCACAGACCAGCACCCGGCGAGCCGTCTTTATGGGCGCGCAGGCGGCCGGTATCGCGTTCGGCCAGAACAGCGGTGAAAATCGGTATAGATGGAATGAAGAATTATATGATCATAAGCGGCGCCTCGAAGTGTCCGCCTGGTCAATCTGGGGTCTCAAGAAGTTCATCTGGAACTCGAAAGACTTCGCAACCATCGTGGTCACGACCTACGGCGTGAACGCGTCATAACCAGCGGGGGCTTCGGCCCCCGTTTTCTTTTCATCTCCAAAAGCCATCTCGGCAAAAGCGCGTAGCGCAAAAGGAGAAATATCATGCCTACTGGAACCTTGGGCACAGCAGCCCGCGACTATCACACCAGGCAAACGACCTACCTTATGAGTCCCGTGTTGAGTGAGGCGTCCGGCGGTAACTTTACGACTGCCACCGTTACTCTCAAAATCGGGACCATTCCGGCCGGCGCGAGCATCGTCCGTGTTGCAATGTTCACGAACATTGCCAGCAATGCCGGTACAAGCGGCTTAGCAAGTGTCGGCACCGCAGCGAGCGGAAGCAATATCGTTGCCGTGACCGGCTTTAGCATGGGTACGGTTGGTGTCGTTAATGCGACCATCGTGGCCGCTTCGTCTGTTCCCGTGCTATTGGCGGCCGATACCGATATCTATGTCACTAACGTTAGCACCGGCACGGCGGCAACAGCCGGTAACCATCAGATCGGCGTCGAATATCTCCTCTAATGCGTCCTTCACTCTGGTATCTGCACCGGGCGGCCTATGAGCCGCCCGGTTTCTTTGAGGAAAAAGTATGGCCGATCTCCTCGCCCTCAAAACCCAAATCGCCGGCGACCTCAGACGCTCCAATCTCACGTCTGAAATCGCGACTGCTGTCCTCGACGCAATCCAGGACCACGGGGCAGAAAGATTTTATTTCAACGACACATCCGTCTACACCTTCAGCACAGTCAGCGGGACAGACGTTTATGCCATCACGGCGCAAGACCCGATCCAGGAATTTATCCAAATAGACAATCTGCGCGCGCTGCTGGGAAGCTGGTATGATGTCCGGCGCGAGGATTATGACACAGTTGAACGGCTGTACTCGGCGCCCTCAAGCGGCCAGCCGCTGCTGTACGCTGTATTCGGTAACAGCTTGCGATTTTACCCATTGCCGAATGCCGCGTTTCCCATCCGCGTATTCGGTCACTATCGGCTTATCCCATTGACTGCCGACAACCAATCGAACGCCTGGACGAACGCGGCCAAGAATCTGATCCGCTATTCCGTCCTGAAACGTCTATTCATGACGCCGATCCGCGATGCGCAGCAGGCGCAGTATTTCGAGGCCGCGGAGGTGCGGGAACTCGAATATCTGCGCCGTGAAACTGAACGCCGCGCCCGCAGGGGACAGATGGAGCCGTACTACGGATGACCGATATCTATAACGCCTCCGGCGATCTCATCGCCGAAATTCCGCTGTCGGAAAATCAGCTCTTAGCGCTTGAGGCCGGCTTAACGGTCACGCTGCAATTCCACACGCCGCAGCTGATGCGCGGCGGTTCGCACGGTAACGACACTGGTTCGCTGTCGCTGCGCAAAGAGGGCGACCACATCGTCACCGATGACCTGGAGCCGGTCAAACGCCTGCACGCCCTCGTCAAGCGCGTGGCGGCGGCACAAACCGCCTTAGACGAGGAGATTGCCGCGGCCAAGCGAAAAAAAATGAACGGGAAGCTCATATAATGCCGAAAGTCACGCTGCCGTTCGGAGAGTGGCGCCCCGATCTTGCGCTGCTCGACAATCAATTCGCGTCCGAGGTCGAGAACGTGTTTCCCGGCATCAATTCCTATAAGCCGATGCCGTCGCTGTTGCCGTTCACGACCTCGCTGCTGAGCACGGTCGGCGCCGGCAATGATTCGTTTACCAAGATACTTCTGCACATGGACGGGGCCGATGCCTCGACCACATTCACGGACAGCAACGCGGGCGGTTCGGCTCATACCTTTACCGCTGCCGGCAATGCACAGATCGACACCGCCGACTCCAAATTTGGAGGGGCGAGCGGTCTTTTTGATGGGACCGGCGATTGGATCAGCACTCCCGATCATGCCGACTACACGCTCGGCAGCGGAGATTTCACGATTGATGGCTGGATCAAGCCAAATGCCACAGGCCAACTAAATTTAGCCGGTCAATGCGATAGTGCCGGTACGTTCCCGAATATGGCATGGATAATTCTACGCAACCCTTCAAATCACCTCAATCTTCAAGTAAGCGACGGCAGCGCCATTACAGGCGTCACAGGCTCGGCCTCGGTAGTAACCGGAAGCTGGTATCACTTCGCCGCAGTGCGCAGCGGCAATTCGCTTCTTTTATTCGTCAATGGAATACTTGATGGCACGACTGCATTTTCCGGCACGGTGCATGATAGCGCTAACAATTTGCGCATCGGTGCTGCCGGCGAAGTAACTACCAGCACTTGGAATGGCTGGATTGACGAATTTCGCTTGTCGGTCGGCGTTGCCAGATGGACGGCGAATTTTACTCCACCCAATTCGCCCTATTTTTCGGCCACGGGTGCGGTATGTGGATTGACTGCGGCGCGCACGAGCGCCGGCGATTGGAAAATCTACGCCGGCACACAGAAGCGGTTATTCATATTCGATCGGGTAAATTGGATCGACGTATCACGGACGGCAGGCGGCGACTATAACGTGCCAACGGGCAGCCTGTGGACGTTCAAGCAATTCGGGACGTTTCTCTATGCGTGCAGCGGCGTCAATGACGTATTGCAGCGGATCGATGTTGAGGCAGGAGTGAATTTTGCGGCTGTAGCCGGTTCGCCGCCCCAGGCGCGCAGCGTCACCGGCATTGGCGATTTTTTGGTCTTGGTCGGGCTTTCCAGCAATCCGCGCAAAATCCGCTGGTCGTCCATCAACGATCCGACCGCATGGACGGTCGGGATCAATCTCTGCGACGAGCAGGAGTTCCCGGACGGCGGACCTGTTAAGAGCGTCGAAGGCGACACAATCGGCTACGTTGTGCAGGACCGCTGCATCCGCAGTATGCAGTTCCTGCCGAATGATACGACCCTCATTTTTACCTTTAACAAGGTACTCAAGGATCGCGGCGGTATTTCCGATTATGGGGCCGTCACCGTTGGCGACGTGCTCTATTTCATCTCGGAGGATGGTTTCTACGCCTTGGTCGGGACTCAGGTCTTTCCTATCGGCCAAGACAAGATTAACGAATGGTGGTTTGCCAATTCCGATATCAGCCGCCGTTCATTGATCCAGGCCGTCGCTGCACACAAACCATATGTGCTGTTCGCCTATCACAGCAGCTCGGCCGCGCCGACCTATGACAAGATACTGGTTTACGACTGGAGCATTCAGCGATGGGGCAAGGCGAGCATCAGCGCCGTGATTTGGGGGCTGCTCGCCTCGACCGGCATCGATCTCGATACCACGACCACGGAGGCCGGCGACGATCTTTTGGATTCAGGCGCGCTGTCGCTCGACAGCTTTTCCTATCTCGGCGGGCGGCCGTTGATTGCTGCCTTTGACGCCAACGGCCTCTTGTCAACGCTGACAGGGCCGAATCTGAGGGCGACCATGGAAACGGTCGAGGCGCATATTGTCCCCGGTATGCGGGCCTATGTCAGTGACGCCTACCCGTTGGTTGACAGCGCGGGCGGTGCATTGGTGAGCGCTGCCACGCGTGAGCGATTGCAGGACCACGTTGTGTGGGGCGCGGAAACTCCGCTTGAGGTCACTGGTTCGGCCTCAGTGTTTTCGTCCGGCAGACTGCAGCGGTTCCGCGTGACGACCCCGGCAGGCGATGTGTGGACGCACGCGCAGGGCGTCCTGGTCGAGGCGGATCCGGACGGCGTGGCATGACCGACGAACCGTGGCGGCGCGCATTTGACGCGGCGCGTGATCCCTATGCTGCGCGCAATGCACTCGGTTCGCCGGCGGACGGTGAGATCACAACGGCCAAGATCGCCAATGACGCGGTTGATAATACCAAGCTCGCCAACATGGCCTTTGGCACTGTCAAGGGCCGGGTCACAGCGGGAACGGGCGACCCGGAGGATATTGCGGCGGGGCAACTGCCGGCGACGGCCACGAATGACAATGCCAGTGCCGGACGGAAGGGCGAATACAGCAGCGGTACACAAGCAACGCCGCAAACCCTCACAAACAATACCGCCCTTAGTGTCGTCTCGCTATCGCTTGCCGCGGGCGACTGGGAAGCCAGAGGTTCAATTAGCTTTGGCGGGAATGCAGCAACTACGGTCAATTACCTGGCTGTCTCAATCGGCACGACTGTCAATGCGCTAAACAGCCTCCCCTCTGACGGTTATGCAGCATTGCCATTTAATGCTGCGGCGATCTTCGCCGGGCTGACTAACCCGACGATGCCGGCAGGACCTATCCGCTTTAGTTTTGCATCAACGACAACAGTCTATATCACGGCACAGGCGGGATTTGGCGTGAGTACCTGCACGGCCATGGGGTCACTGTCTTGTAGAAGGATTCGATAAGTGGCGACAATCACAATTTCCAACTCGGCCGGCGTGACGTTGACCAAGACACTCAGTGCCGGCGATGTACAGCGGTTTCTCACGGCCTACCGCGACATTCTCAAACTGACTGGCGCGACCGATGCACAGGTCTTTACAGCCTGGGCGGACAATATTTTTGCGAGCGCACGAGCTATCGTGCGCGCCTATGAAACAAAACTCGCGACCGACGCGGCTGCGGCACAGCAAACAGATATTGTGCTGACCTAGGAGAAATGAATGCCCGGCGAAAATGTTCAAGACTGGTCGGTAACGGCTGTCAATAACGGCACCGCCGACTCATTGATCAATTGGGCGGAAGGAATGCCGCGTGCGAGCGTCAACAATTCCGCGCGCTCGATGATGGCGGCAAGCGCGAAGGATCGAAACCTCAAGAACGGTTCGATCATCACCACCGGCACCGCCAATGCGCAGGCATTCACGTCGGGCATAGGCTACAGCAGCGTTCCGACCGGGCTTGTGGTTCGGCTCAAAATTTCAGTGACCAACACCGGCGCCGCGACGCTGAATATGGATGCGATCGGCGCGGTCACGATCAAGGATATGAGGGGCCTCGATCTTGTTCCCGGAGCTCTGTTTGCCGGGGCCTATGCAGATTTCGTTTACAACGGCACCAATTGGATTTTGGTCAATTCTGCGGCGATTGTCGGCGGCCTCTACCTTGCGCAAACGACCGTGACCACTCAAGCGGACCTTAAATTCCAAAATCTGCCTGCGAATATGCGGCTGCTGCAGATCAACATGTCGGACATCGTTCCGAGCACCGCAGGAACCAATTTGCAGCTGCGCTTATCGACGGACAACTTTGCAACGGAAATCGCGACCGGCTACATCTGGTCGCGGATTGATGCGACCCATGCCAATGCAATTAGCTCGACCGGATCGGTCAACGACATAATCGCGGAGCTAATGGCGAACATAAGCACAGGCTCATTTGCCGATTTCAATTTGGAGGTGCAGTTTTTCAGCACTCACACGGCCATTTTTGCGAGTGTCGGATATATCACGCAAGCGAGCGCGGGCGTGCGTTCGAGCTTTTGGTGCAATGTGCAATCGGCGTGCAACGCAATTCGGTTTTTCATGGTGGCCGGCAATATATCGTGCAAATATTTCGCGCGAGTGACCACGGGCTAAAAATGCACTTTGTCCCGATCCCGACAACGCATGAAGCACTGCGCGGTTCATCGCACCATTGGCTGCCGTTCATTCGTGATATCAGCAGGCGCTCGCACGAACCACTCGATAAGCTGCTCGATCTTGTCGTATCCGGAGAAGTACAGCTTGGCCTCGTATGGGACGGGCAGTTGGCGCACGCGCTCCTCGGGATTCGCCTGGTCCGCGACGATAACGGCGATCTTGTCGGCGAAATCGTATGGCTGATCGGCAAGGGCGCGAAAGATTGGCTGCACTTGCGGCCGGAGTTGGAAAAATATCTCAGTGAACTCGGTTGCAAGAAAATTCGGCCGATCGCGCCGCGCGCTTGGTGGCGGCGGTTGAAAGATCACGGCTACGAAGCAAAGGGCGTCTTTCGTGAAGCCGAGGGCTTCAAGAAACCTCACCTGATACTGGAAAAGCAACTATGAGCGGCACCAGCGGTAGTCCACAGCAACCCGTCGTTACACAGACGCAGACCCGCGATCCGTGGGCCGGCGCGCAGCCCTATCTCCAACAAATGATGGGGACGGCCTCGGGAATGCAGGCCGGCGGTGTCGGCTATCAGCCTTACGGCGGCCCGACGCAAGCGCCGCTAAACTCGGCCGTGCAGGATGCCGGGACTGCCATGTGGGGCCTCGCAAATGCGCAGATTGCCAATGACCCTACGGCGCCGGCACTTGGCCAGGCCAGATCGGTCGTCGAGAGTCAGGGCATTACGCCCGGCATTCAAAGCGCACTCGGCGGTCTCGGGCAGCTCCCCGATTATTACAAGGGAGTAGGCGGAAATCTGATTGAGCCGTGGAACTTATACCGGACCATGGGCGCGCAGGCGCAGGGCAATGAAAATCCGTACCTTGAGCAAACTCTGCAAAACACCGTTGGCCGACAGATCAACTCCTCAATGTCGGGCGCGGGTCGATATGGCTCGGGAGCACATCAGGAGGCAATCGCGGCAGGATTTGCACCGGCCTTGATGCAGGACTACGAAGCGCGTCAGCAGCGGCTTGGCCAGGCCGCGCAGGGCATTTCCGGTCTCGTCGGGCAACAAGCGCAATTGGGGCAGCTGCAGGGTGGGGTTTACGGCGGCATGGCCGATATCTATTCCCGCGGTCTTGGCCAGGCCGGGCAATTTGCTCAGCAAATTCCCGGACTGATGCAGGCGCAATATATGCCCTATCAACAGCAGATGGGATGGGGCCAGTATAATCAGGACCGACAGCAGGCCGACCTCAACGCGCAGATCAAGCTCTACAACGCGCAGCAGGCCTACCCGTGGGAGCAGCTCGCGCGCGAATCGGCGATCGTCGGCGGTGCTGGCGGCCTCGGCGGTACATCGGTCACGGCGCAGACGCCGCAGCAAGCGCCGGCGCTCAATCGGCTCCTGGGCGGTGCGCTGGTCGGCGGCGGCCTCGGCTCGGCCTTCGGGCCGGTTGGCAGCGGCGTTGGTGCGCTCGGCGGCGCCGGGCTCGGATATCTCCTCTAGGAGTGAACCATGGCAGACCTATTCAGTCTCCAAGACATTATGGGCCTCGGCGGCTATCCGAATGCGCCACCGGCGGACCTCGGCCAGCCCTATGGGGGCGGGGGCGGTCTTACCGGCCTCCTCGGCAGTCAGAGAATGATCGGCCTTGGAATGGGATTGCTTGCCGGCAATCAATTCGATCGGTGGGGGCCGGCCATGAAGGGTTATCAGGTCGGCGCCAGCGAGGACTTGAAGGCACAGCAACTCGAACGGGACCGAGCACTGCGGCAGCAGCAACTGGCAATGCAGCGGGCGGGGCTCGATCGGGAGCCGGAAGGCATTCGGCAATTGCGGGCCATGGGGATCGATCCGACGAGCGACCAGGCGCGCGAAATGCTTTACCCCAAAACCGAGGATTGGATTGCGCAAACTTGGACCGATCCGAACACGGAAATCGCGCATCCCTATCGGGTTAACCGAAAAACCGGCGCGCTTGAGTGGCTCAATTTGCCGGGCGTGCCGCCGCCGAATGCGCCGGCGCAGGCGCCGGGAGGGGCCGCTGCTCCCGGACCTGGGGCTGGTAATTTCAGCGCAGGCGGCGTTCCCTATGCCTCGGCCGAAGGCCAGCCTACCGCAGAGCCATTGCCGCCGACGACAGCGGTTGCGGGCGGGCCTCCGATTCCCGGGGCCGCTGCTCCTCCCTCCCTTATCCCGACAATGCCGCCGGAAATCGCTGCACTCCCGCCGAGCCTTCGCAAGAAATACCAAGGCGATATAGCTGTTGAAACTGCCAAGACGCAAATGAAGCAAACCGCGGCGGAACCGGCAAAAAAAGCCGATGCGGAGAACGTGATTGCAAATATCGACCGGGCCTTGGAAATCACGGACAACCGCGGGGGAAGCCTGCCGACAACGGGCGCTGGCGGGCAAGTCTTGCAATATGTGGGCGGCACAGCGGCGCACGATCTCGCTTCAAAACTAAGCTCGATCAAGGCCGCAACGGCATTCGGCAAGTTGCAGGAAATGCGCAACGCGAATCCGAATGGCGCTGGACTCGGCCAGGTATCAAACTTCGAAGATCGGATGCTTTCAAATAGTATCGACGCGCTAGATCAGTCTCAATCGAAGGATGAATTCAAGGCAAACCTGCGGCACGTTCGCTCGGTGTTTCAATGGATTGTTGGCCGCAACGACCCGAATGAGCCGCCGCCACCGCCGCCAAAGCGGGCGGCATATGGTGCACAGGAGGGCGGCGGCGGTAAAGCGGTTGCAGCGCCGGCACAAGATGACCGCGAGGCGGCACGGCAGGAATTGATCCGCCGCGGCGTAATCCCACAATGAGGCAAGCAAATGCCTGATTATAGCGCGATGTCTAATGAGGATTTGCTGCGGCTCTATCAGGGCAATGCAGCCACGGCCGCCCCTCCTCCAAGCGGCGGCGATATGGCATCGAAATCAACCGAGGAGCTTTTGCGCGCCTATCAAGGCACACAGCAGCCGGGCGGCGGATCATTGAACCAAGAGGAACGCGCAGCGGCCGGCGGCGGTGCGATGCTGCGCGGTATTCCGGTGCTTGGTGCCTACGTTCCCCAAGCAGAGGCGGCGATCAGAGCTGCCATGAATCCCATCACGGGAGTTGGTCAGCCCGGAGAGACTTACGCTCAACGATATGCCGCCAACTTGCCGGAACGCCAGCAAGAAGCACAAACGTTTGATGTTGACAATCCAATAACCTCGGAAGCGCTCAAGATTCTCGGTGGGACTGCAGCACTTGCGCCCGTTGGGGCAACGGCTGCGGGCGCCCGTGCGATGGGATGGGGCGGCGGCGGCCTTCTAAGTCGCATGGGTTATGGTGCGACGGGTGGTGCCGCTCTTGGTGCGGCCGATGCAGCGGCGCGCGGTGAAAATATCGAGGCCGGAGCCAAAGGCGGCGTGTTGGGCGGTGCGGGCGGTGCGGTTCTCGGTCGCGTTCTTGGTCGTGCGCCGCGGGCGGTAGGCGGAACGGAACCATTGACTGCTAAGGATATCAAAGACGCCGGATCGGAAATGTATAATCTCGTGAGGAAGGATATAGCCGGCATTGATATTCCCATGATTGAACGCACTCAAATTCGCAATGGGTTTATCGCGGACCTCAATGTTGATTTTCGGAAAATGCGCGCGCCGGAAACACACGCTTATGCCGAACAGGCCGTTCAAGCCAAGGACGCAACCGACTTGGTAAATCTGCGCGAAAAGGTAAGTGAGTTGGGGCGCAATTCGGAAGGCAACGAAAGGGCGGCGGCCTATTTGCTGCGCAATAAACTCGACGGAGTGATCGATCAGTACAAGCCCGGTATCTCGGAAAGGCTGAAATGGGCGGACCAAAACTATGCCATTGCTAATAAGGCCGAAAAGTTTGAGGACGATATAAAAAGAGCTCAAATTGCGGCGCGAGGAAGCCCCTACGGGGCACGCGAGGGGACCGCGCTTCGCAAGCTTACCAAGCCAATGCTTGATCCCCAGGCGCAATTCGTTTCGCCGGGAGAGCGAGCCGCAGCCGAAAACCTTTCGAGTCCGGGGGCTGGCGGGCGCACATTGCAAACCCTTTCGATGGGCGATCCATCGCGTCGGGGCTTTATCAACACGATGCTGCTTCCGTTTAGTTTTTCGAATCCCATTTCAGCGGCGGCGCACGTCGGTACTATGACAACGGGCTACGGTGCGGGCAAGGCTTATGATGCCCTGATGCGATCTCGCGCGGCTGAACTATCAAGAGCCATACGGCGTGAGGCACCCGCAACACTAGCACAATCCGGCTACCAGCCGCCGCAGATGGTGCCCGGTCAATCATGGTTGGCCTCGGCGGGCATTCCCTTCGGTCTTGGCGGCCAAGAGCGAACACGATGACCGAGCCTCCGTGGCTTCAAATCGCCGAGAAATATGTCGGCTTTCACGAAACAGGAAACAACCGCGGGATCGAGCATTTCATTGACCTCGCACACACCGGATCACTCGGCGACCCGTGGTGCGCCATTTTTGTGAATGCGTGTTTGGAGGAGGCGGGCCTCAGGGGCAGCCGGTCGCCGGCCGCTCGCAGTTTCGAGCACAACGCAAATTTCTCGCCGCTGAGTGAGCCTAAGCTCGGCTGCATCGTCACGCGCTGGCGCGGCTCGCCGAGCTCGGGACTCGGTCACGTCTATTTCTACCTCGGCGAGGACGCGAACGGTATTCACGCGCTCGCGGGCAATGAGGACGATCAGGTGCAGGAATACTATGAACCGACCGGGCCGGTGACGGGCTTTTGGTGGCCGACAGGAGGCGCACAAATGCCAGCCGATCCAACTGTTTTGTTCCAGGTTACGGGCAAAATGTCGATCTTCGGCGGCCCGGA